GGCCTTGAAGTCTTCGTGAATGGAGTCGACGCCAGCCTGGAGGTCGGCCATCTGCTCGTCAGAGAGGGACGTGCCCTCGATGCCGGCGCCCTTGAGGGGAGAGCCGGTCGACTTGATGACGACCATACGAACGCCGGAGGCCTCGTAAAGTTTGCTCATGTCGGGGATCGCCATGTAGACGCCCACGGAACCTACGGTCGCCGAGCTCGATGCCACCACTCGATCCGCCTGACTCCCTAGCCAGTATGCGGCCGAGGCCATTTCTGAGTCAGTGTAGGCCATGGTCGGCTTGCCGAGGTCGCGAATCTTGTTCGCCAGTTCTTCGACGCCGGTGACCGTGCCGCCAGGAGACGAGATGTTGAAGGCAATCTTCTCGACCGAAGGGTCGGCAGCCATCGCGTCGACCGTGGCCGACAGGTCGTTGACGTCGACCGCGCCCATCATCTTTTCGAGAGGGGACAGACCCTTGCCGATAACGCCGGCGATCGGAATGACGCCCACGCCGTCGACGACGTAGGGGGCAGGGGCGACTCCGAAGAGCTGCGCAAGCATATCCGTGAAGCCGAACTTCTCGGCGAGGACAGCGTGGTCTTTCGCCTTGGTCGGGTCGATGAGAAGGGGCTCGCGGCCCGACAGTCCGTTGGTAAGGAAGCGCATATTATTTCTTTTCGTTAAGGGATGTACCGGGCAGAGGCTCGGCGGTGTCGACCTGGGCGACCGTTCCGAGCGGGGTGTTCGACGGACGGAAGAGTAGCTCGAAAGGCACGCCGTACTGCTTTGCCAGAACCTGAAGGAAGGCCATGTCGGCGGCTCGCTTCTCAGACTCCTGGCGGAAATCGAGGCCTCGCTGTCCGAATAGTTCGCTGGGCGACATGAGGCCCATCTCGATGTCGGCCCGGTCATTCGCGGCCTCGCGGCCAGCGTCGACGGTGACGCTCTTCGGGGTCGTCCAGGAGACGTCAAACCAGCGAGGGTCGTCAGGGATCTCGCCCTTCGCGATGCCGTCGGCGATGATGTAATCCCACGTCGGCTTGCAGAAGGTCGTCAAGATGACCTGTTGATATTTCCCGAATACGCGTGCGGCCTTGGCGGTGACGAGCCTTACAGCAGCTCCGCCCGCCGAATTTGGATCCTTTACGAATTCGTAAGGGAGGATGGCGCAAATGTCTTTCTCCAGAGCGTTCAGGAAGCCGACAAAGGTCGAGTTCGGGCGCTTGCTTTCAAAGGACTCAAAGGAGTCGGAGGATTCTAGCACGATGGCCTTGCCGCCCATCTGGCTTGCGATGGTCTCGGCCGAGCTGTGGTTAGACGAGATCTCGGAGGCCGCGTCTTCGTCGAGGAAGCCCGAGCCCTTCTTGATTATGCGGGTCACATCGCCGTTATCCTTCACGGCGCGTCGCTCGAGCTCGAGGATCTCCTTGATGTCCTGGATGGCGTTGAGTGACGACTGAAGCACCGGCACGCCGCGGGAACCGCTGGCCGTCTCCATGTCGACGATGTGCATGACCGACTGGGCCTCGACCTTGCGGGAACCGCCGTCGGCCTTGTAGACGTTGTAGTAGGTCGGCTCGTTATACTTCCCGAAGCCGATACCGTCCCAGCAATCCGCCGGTGTGTCGGCGTCCGTAGGGTCGCCCACGCGGTGGGCTTCGATGGTCTGAATGCGGGCTTCGCCGTTTAACTCTGCCTTGATGCAGAAGGCGTCGCCGTCGCGGATCATGGCACGGGTGACGATGACCTGGCACTGGTAGAAGGACTTGCCGGAGACGTCCAGGCGGCTGGCCTTGCTGGCGAAGTACTCCTCGTAAAGGCGGGAGGTCTCAGGATTGGACGCGTGCGCCTGGGGCTTGATGCCGTCCCCGATCACGTAGATCGTCAGGTCGTTCAGGATCTGACGGAAGAGCGAGGACTCCCGCTCCGCCCATCGGCACTTCTTGACCATCTCGTTGCGATCCCATGGCGAGAGGTCGCGGCGCATGTCGTCCGGCTGCGGAGCGTAGATGACGCGCCGAGCGTAGGTCTGGACGGTGCTGCCCCACTGGTTGCCGCTGTACTGATTGTTGAAGGTCGCCCCGTTCGACGCGGCCGACGCCTTAGGCGACGACGTGCTTCCCTTTTTCTTCGGGAGTTTGACGGAGGCTTTCTTGCGGGGGGCCATAAGTTATTCGTAGCGGTTGTCCCACCGCGTGTAAATCATCGTAGCACGGCGACCATACTTGCCCGGATCGAGACGGCTCAGGGCGAACATCGCCTCGTTAAGCATCTCCTTCGGGGGAAGGCTGAACTGTTTCGTCGCGGAAGACCCGGAGTCACTGTAACTCATGAGGGTCTTCCCGTCCATAATCAGGGACAGAGCCTTCGCTTTGAGGTCAAGCAACTCGCATTCCGTTAAGCCGATGAAATACCCTTGAGCCATTTGTCCTGCGTTAATTGGCAACGGAAGGGGCGGCGACGCCCATGTCCACGCCACAAGCTCTTCTTCTTGCAACCCATAGACGCCGCCGCTTGCCAGAAGTGTCGTCATTCAGTCGGGGAAGGCAAGGAGGTTTCCGTGCTCTCCCGCCCGACGATGCCCCAGCGCACGGCGACCAGGAGGCCGAGCAACTCGCAGTCGAAGGCGTGATTATCCTTCTTCCCCTGGGGGAGCAGCCACTGGGGCTTACCCGTGCGCCTGTCCTTCACGCGGACTTCGGCGTTCATCTGGTCGACGTAGTCCTGCCCCGCGTCGAGGGAGTAGGAGAAGACCTTGCGGGAGCGAAGGCCGTGCAGGAGGTCTTTGCCGGCGAGGTTCGACCACACAATCAGGACGGCCCGCGTCTGGAGGCCGGGAACCATGATCGCCTGTTTGTCTGAATAAAATCGGCGGGTACTCTTCCCGTCCTTGGTCGTCACGGCGAAGTCTTCGTTACCCGACCCCTTCGCACACTTCCAGCCACGCATCGCGGTCTGGCGGTACACGTCCTGGGCGGCGTCCCCGGAGTCGACCATGACCATCGCCTGATGGACGCCGTGCTTTTTGACGAAGGCCTCGACGTCCTGCCACGTGTCGACCTTGGCGAAGGCCTTCAGTCGGCTATGCCCGGTGCGAGACCATCGGCGCACGGCGCAAAAGAAGTGTCCTCGCTGCACGTCCACGCCGGCGGTGCGGAAAGGGAAGGAGCCTTCGGGCGCTCCCTCGCGGTCGGTGACGCGGCCCTTCGGGGTGATGACCGACTCGCCGTCCCAGTCGTCCGTCATGTTATAGTTTGCGGCCTGAGCGATGTTCACGATTTCCCCACCCTCTTCTGCCCAGGGCAGGGCGAGACGCTTCTGCTTAAATTGGCGGCGGGCGTCCTCGTCGCCGTAGATTTCCGCGGCCTCCTTCGCCTTGATCATCATGACGGCCAGCTCGCCCCAGCTCATCGACGCTAGGCTGTTCCAGTGTAGGCCGATGTGCCCGGAGTTCGCCGCGGAGGCTGTGGCCACAAACGCACCACGGCGATTAGCCTCCAGTCGGGTCGCGTTATTGTCGGCGAGACGCGTCTGACAGCCGGCGCATTCGTAGGTCGTGCCGTTCGCCACCTTGAGCAGATCCCAAGACCCGGTCGTCTTGGCCTCGTCAGGGAATCGGACTTGCTCCCATACCCAGGGCTGAAGGTGGTCGCACGTCGGGCAACGGAAGTTCCAGTCACGCTGGTCGGTCGATTCGTGCAGCTGATGGAACTCCTGCCCAGCTCGTCCGCCCTGGCTCATGAAGATACGCTTGCCCATCCAGCCGAACGCCGTGACGCGCGCGCTCAGTTCCGCAAGGTGTCCGCTCGGGGCCATCCAGCATTCGTCGGCGATCGTGTAGCGAAGCGACAGGCGCTGGAGGTTGGACTCATTCCACAGGCCGCGACAGTAGAGCGTCATGCGGTCGAAGTCCGTCGTCGTCGAGCGATCCATGTCGTCGACCGAGATGCGGGCCTTCACCGGCGGGCAGTTGTTCCAGACCGGGCGGAGGTAGCGAAGGGCGAAGTCCTTAGATTCCGCATCGGTACTTTGAAAAACACAGGTAGGGCCGGGAGCGTTCGCGATGATGTGGCACGTCAGCAACCGGGCGAAGAGCGACTTGCCCGACTGGATGCTCGCGAGGACGGTGAGCATCTTCGTCTCGGCATCGGCAGCAATGCGAAGGGCGTCCGCGATCCACGGCGTGCGCTCCGACCTGAACGGCCCGGGCATCGGGGAGTCAGGGATTGCGAGCACGTTGTCCTCAAGCCACTCGACGATGTCGCCAGAGTCTGCCGGCTTGAGCACTTCCCGCCCGACGCGGAGCAGGTCAGCCTTGTTCATCGTTCGCGGATAGGTCGGCCTTCGTTCTGCGGACCCAAGTCTCGAGAGCCTTCACGGCCCGGGCTGGGTTCTCGCCGTTGCAGGCCTCGGCCACGTCGAGCGCTAACTTGTC